TTGCGTGGGGCGTCAAGTTGTTCTTTACCGAGATATTTAATTCTCGGTGTCTGCATATCTATATGCAGTTCAGACTATATCATCATCGCGGTTGCGATGCTCTGCGCTCTTGGGCCTTTACCACCCACATGGGGTTCCATGACCTAGTCGTTGAACCTTCACATTATTGCTAATGCGCTTGGCTGCTGATTGCCCTCGACTTTACGTTAGGGTGTCCCAGCAATTCACAGAGTTTTTAATGGACAAGCCTTTCATCCATTCTCGGGGTATCGCTATGGCGAGAAGTACGTTTCCGAGCGGCGGTACTCATCACACTACGGCTTTCGCCGCCACCCTCTCGGGCTTTGTGCGCTGGACTTTCTCTTCATCTACTAGAGATGCTTGCCGTCAAGTCTCTACACGTTCCCCATTGCTGGGGCTTCGCTCGGGATTAGCATTTCAAAGCCTTCCCCGAATTTGACAAGGTTTCAGCCGGATGTCGCCATCTGGCTAGGCAGTGTTATCTACCGATTTGCTCAAAAAAGGCATTCTTGCCCACCACGGTTTCAACGCGAACGGCATTCCGCAAGCGGGAGCCTTTCTGTTGAGAGAGATGGGCAACATTGCCAGCATACTGCTCGACCATAGCTGTGGTAATTTGAACAGACATGTGTCTATCCTTTCAGCTAGAGGGTTAAGTTTTGAGGTTGTCGGCGGGTTGCCCGCTATGCGGACCCATCTGCCCATGCGCTGGGTGGGCGGCGGGTCTATCCCCGCTGTCTCGCCGGGCCGGTTAGGGTTGTCCGACTGTCAGAACCACATCCTCGCCAAAGGCGGCTTTGTGGAGTTGTTCTAATTTCTCATTTAGCACACCGTATTCGGGATGTGCCTTGTCGATCAGCGCCGGGTTGGCGCGGAGCGTTGCGATCTGGTCCTTGGCGTCTTGCGGCGTTGTGCCGAATCCGGCCGGGGCGCCGTCCTTGAATTGCCCCGATTGGCCGAGCGCCATGCCGGCGCGGACAAAGGCATCGATCACGACCGGGTTGCGGCCGGCGCCGGTATCGACCAGCCATTGTTTCAGATCGTCGCCGCCAAACTGCGCGACCGCCTGGTTGCCGGCGGCGATGCGCTCATCGTAGGCGGTGCCATACTTGGCCTTGATTTCGGTATCCCATTCGGACAGCTTGGTTTCGCTGTCCTTAATGGCATTCTGGGTTTGCCCCATGGCCCGCTCGACGAAACCATCGTGCAATTTTTCGACCTGCCACGGCTGTAGCTTCGCATCGTGAAACATGACGCGCATGTCATCGGCCAGACCTGTGTCGTAGCCGTTGTATCCTTGCGGTGCATCCATCTTGTAGTCGGTGGCTTCCGCCGGGACGCCCAGTTTTTCCCAGCCGTCCCATTCCGCGATGTCGGCGCCATCGACGGGCAGCGTGATCTTGTCGCCGCCCACGGTGCTTTCCAAATTCACATAGCTTTTGAGCGCGTCATCGACGCCGCCCCAGCCCTTTGCCGTGATCAAATCCTGATACTCGTTGCCGGCCCAGCTTGCGCCGTCGCCGCCATCCCCACCCGGTATGTCTTCCGGGTTACCCGCCAATGCGGACCCTTCGTCAGCCATCGTCATTGTCTCCTTCGTCCAAGTTAAGTGTCATGTTGATAATTTTGTCTTCGTCCAGGGCCAGGATCGAAATGATGCGGCGCACCATGTCCATCGAGCCGGTGCGATGTTGCAGTTCGTCGCTATCGGTCACCCCATTGATCTGGAACAAACCGCTGGCCTTCATCAGGTCGTTGAGAATGACGCGCCCGTCAGGCGTGTTGAGGAAAACATTGCGGTAGCACTGCAAGATTTCCTGCTGAACCTTGGCTTGCGTCATGCCGAGTTATTTCTTTTTCTTCTTTCCATAAGTCATTTTCTTGCCGGAACGCTTGGCGGCGGCGCGTGCCTTGGCCTTCCCGGTGGGCGTATAGGGATAATGTTTCTTTCCGACCACCGGCATTGGAAACTCCTATATCTGTGGCGGCACCTGCGCCGCCGATGCGATCTGCGATACCTTGAGCGCGGCGTCGGCCGCTTGCGGTGCGCCCTGAACCATCGCCGCCATCTGTTCGTTTTGTTGGCGGGCTTGGCGGACTGCCGCGATCTCGTCCTTGCGCTTCATAATTTTCATCGGCGTGCCGTTGGTGTCGGCCAGGATGCGGACGATCTGGTCGTTGTCGAAATTGTCCATGACGCTGGGGTCCATCGCGGCGATGGGCTGCACCATTTCCAGGGTTCGCAGTATCGCCACGCCCTCTTCCGCCTTCATGGCGCGGGACAACGGCGATGTGTATTCGATGTCGTACTCGCCCTGCGCCTCGATCATGATGTCGGGCATCGGCGGCAGGAGTTGCTGCCGTTGCAGGATCGCCAGTTCGCGCTGGACAAGCGGTCCTAGTGTCTCTGCCTGTTGGCGACCGACCGTGGGGGCTAGTAGGGCGCCCTTTTCCTGGGCGCGGGACAACACTTCCGTGGCGGTCATCGAAGGTGTCTCGACCAGTATCTGGAACAGGGTTACGAGGAAGGCATCGTTGATTACACGGCGCCGCTGTTCCATCAGGTCCAAGCCGATGTCCACCCTCGCGCCGGTAAACAACGGCTGCACAGGAGCTTGGGAGCGGCCGTCCAACCGCGCAAAGGTGGACCCGCCCGGTTTTGAATTGACCGGGAGCAGGACGCCATCGTCGGCAATCAATAGTGGGGGATCGACCACCTTCTGGCCGGCGCGGATTACGGTTTTACTCATTTCGTTGAGCATCTTGATGTCGGGCAAAACCGTCATCGCCGGCGACCGTCCATAAACCTCGCTCGACGCGCCGGTGACATATCGGCTGGGGATGTAGGGCAGTTCTGAGAAGCCGCCCTCTTCGATCTTGTGCTGGGCATCGATCTCATAGTAGGCCGAGAACCACGGCAGATTTTGCTTGTCTTTCCTGACGGGGTCGCGGTCGGTACGCGGCATCACCACATGCAACAGCTTGACGCGGGCGTCCGGTTCCTTGTCGATCTTGGCCCGCATGGCGGTGGACAGGTCGCCGTCTTCGAACATCCGCATGACCTGGCGGGCGGCAAGGTCGAGAATACGGAAAACCGTGTCGATGTTTCCCATTTCATCTTCTGCGAGGAAACAGTTCATCAGATGGATGTTGCGGTAGCGCATGCCGGCGGCGGCATCTTCATCCACGAACAGGATGCCGTTGCCGAAGGCGCCGAGAGACATATAGCCTTCGTGCATCTGGCTGGCGAAGTTTGCCTTGGGCCGGCCGCGCCAGCGGAACAGGATGTCCTCGACGGCGTCGAACCACAGGCGGGCATCATCGTCTTGATCGATGTAGGGGTTGGATGCGCGCAGCGTATGCCAGCGGGCGCCGCGTGGCGTCAGCAAGCTTTCCACGGCCGCGGCGAACCTCTCCAGGGCCAGCGCCGCCGATGCGTCATATTGCAATGCGGTACGCTTGTCGCCGGCCGACCGTTCGCCGGTAAACTCGGCCGAGCGCGTCAGGATTCGTTCCGCGATCTCCTGCCAGTGTGACTCAAAGTTCGACCGAAGGCGTTTCATTTCTTCGAAGCGGCGAAAGATTTCGTCGGTATCGGTCGAGTTGATCATCTGTGTTTCCTAAACGCCGAGCGATGTGAATTGTTTTATCTGTGCCAAGTGGCGCCGATGGTCACTCGGCCAATTTATCAATTTGGTATTTGACAGGCCGGGATGCGTGACGGCGGGCAGCAGACTGTCAAGGATGCTGGGCGGTGGTGTGCCGCCGCCCACGGTCGATTGCGCCAGCCGCTGGGCCTTGGCGACACGGGCGCCGAGTGCGCCGGCGTTTCTGCTGATTGCCTTATGCTGGTTTAAAATATTCGGGACGCACATCACCGACCGCCCAATGTGCCGCCGCTGCCGAGCTTAGAGCCGAGAACGCCGCCGACATCACCCTTCACATTGATGTTGGCGATGTCGGGCGCTCCCGTGAGTTTATCTGCGGCCCAACCAGCGGCGGTAATGCCAAGGCCCAGCGGCGTTCCGATACCAGAGCCGAGCAATGCGCCGACAATGGCCGATCCCAAGCCGCCGGGACTGATGCCAACCGACGTGCGGCCGCTTGCTATTCCAGCGCCGATATCGCCAACAAATTCGCCAAACGATTCCGGTGCGAAACCCGCGTGGCCGGGTAGCCCACCTGTATCTTTGGTGTAGCCATAGGACTCTTGCCAACCCGGAGGGGCGCTTGGTGGGTCTTCTGGCAAACTAAAGTCCAAACTAAAGTCGGCCGTATTGATTGATGGCGGGTCCGGCGGCTCGTTATATGGAACATTCTCTTCCGTGTAGACGCCGAGATCGGCACCGCCGTCGCCGTCGCCACCACCACCCCAGCACATTATCCCAGCACTCTCTTGCCGACGCGGGCTTTGGTGGTGACACCGAGCGGGCCCGTCATTATGGTTGAGGCGCGGCCCTTGGCGAGAGCGGCACGGCGACGGCGGGCATCGCCACGCTTGCCGGCCTCTGGATCAGACGCTGACGGCGGCGGCGGCGGCAGCGGCATGGGCGGGGGCGGGGGAATTGCCGGCGCCGAGAAAAAGCACATCTTCACGCTCCAATCTAGAACTCGTTATCGAATAACAATGGTAAGTCTTGCCGGCCGACGAATAGTCTTCGACCGTTGCCTCTCGCTTAAAACCAAATGCTTCTAGCCAGTGATGGGCCGTGTCGTGACCATCCATCGACCAGCAATCCAGGCGCACCGGCTCATAACGGTTGATCTCAACCATCATTTGGCGGCGCACGAATTTGGTGACCGATAGCGCCACCTTGATCCACTGGTCAGTGGCGAACATCCAGACCGACCATACTTTCGGGAACCTCTCGGTGCCACCGAAGGCGACAACGGGTTGGCCGGCGAGCAAGGCGACAAATTTAATTTTCGACTGGCAACTAGCCGCCGCCAGGTTTTCCGGCGTCGGGTTCCACCAGTGCGGATAAATTTCCTCGGCGTCCAGCGGCCGCATGCGCCGCGCCACATAGACAACGTCGGCGTATGCGGCCGGGACTATCTCAACCGAACGCGCCATCGCCGCTGTCGATTACGGGGCGTCCATCCATCATTAATCCGGTCTTCGCCATCTGGGCGATGTCGGCATTCTCGTCGCCGTCTCGCAACCCCACGGCAAGATAACGAAATGCGTCGGCGAAGTGGCTCGACCAGTCATGGTTGGGCCGGCTGTTCCATTCGCCGGTGCGGTCATTCATGGTGCGGTGGTAGTGGCGCAGCGCCTTCAGCAGCGGTGCCGCGTTTCCACGGTCGAAGTAGCAGCGCGGTATCGTTCCCCGCACCGCCTCGATGCCGTCCATCACCGTCAGCTTTGCCACGACGGTCGGCCTGACCTTCATGGCTTGCAGCATTTCGTATCGGGACGAACCGGAACCCAATTCGCGCACCAAAACATCGTGCGGGAAATAGTGACGACCGTAGGTATAGGGGCGCTCCCGTAGCGTCTTGACGTAGTGGTGCAGCCCTTCGCCGCTGCTGTCGTAGGAGTCGATGATCCGTATCTCGTTCCGGTGAGTCTGGAAAAAAATTATTACTGTCGAATCCGCGACGCCCAAATCCCAGGCGGTGTTCACCTCAAGGTTGGGTTCCCACGGCACGTTGCCGATCTGGTCGTTGGCGTCGGCCCGGTCCAGGGCGTCGGCGTAGTATGCGCCGACCAGTGCGGCCGACCAGCTTACTTCGTATTCCTGGGCGAATTGCGAGGGGTCCATGGTGGCCCGCGCATCTTCCAGTTCCGCGGCTGGCAGGACGTTCGTCTCCGACGCCGGCATCCGCATGGCGAACCAATCGGGGGCGCCCTTTTCCACCTGCAAAATGGCGTGTTCGTAGATGTCCTTGAACTGGTTTTCGCCCCTCGGCGTTCCGATCCAGAGGCACGCCCCTGTTCCAAAGTCCGACAGGGCCGGCCGGATGATCTCGGGGTAGAGCCGCGCATTCATGTCGGCAAATTCATCGAGTACGGCAGCATCGAGGCGCATGCCGCGCAGGGCGTCAGGGTTCTCGGCGCCCAGCAACCAGATGCGCTTTCCATCCGGCAGGTCGATGCGGAGTTCGGCCTCATTGAAATTCACGCCGGGGATGACGCCGGCGTATTCGCGGAACATCGTCCACGCAATTCTCTTGGCGGCGCTGTAGGTCGGCGCGATATAGGCGCCCTGCGCGTTCTTGTTGGGGCAGGTCAGTATGCCTTGCAACAGCCAGTTGACCGCCATCGCGGTCTTGCCGAATCGGCGATGGCAAACCGCCACATTGAACCGCTTGGCGTTCTCATGGAACACCGCCTGGAACGGGCGCGGCCGGTACGGAATGATGATCGCTTGCGGCGCCGCTTTCCTAGCCATCGCTCTCCCCGCTCTCGCCCAGGAACATCAGAAGCACCCGCCGGTCGCCCTTGTGGCTGGCAACCGAATGCGCCCTATCAGCGCGAAAAAACTGCAAATCCCGGTATCCGAATATCGGGTTGTCGGGGTCTTCGCGAAAATAAAAGCCGCCACCGGTGAAGTCCCTGGCCGGGTCTGTCAACAGCACCCGCGCCGAAACCCGGCACCACGCCATGTGGCCTTTGTTGCCGGTATCGATGTGCCAGGGATGACCGATGGATTTCTGTTCCACCCGGCAGTAGGCCGGGTCGCTTGTGGATACATCCGGGAATACCTCGCGGATATGCCCGACCAGCCGGTCGATAACCTTGTGGCTGAATATCTTGTACTGGACCGTCGCCGCCAGGTCGGCGGCTTCGTCAACCGTTAGCGCGTTTGGCACCACGTTCATAGCTGTCAACCTGCGCCTTGCGGGCGGCGATCTCTTCCGGCGAACGGCCCTTGTCTTTAGGACGGCCCGTGAACTCCGTTTCCTTTTTTGCCTTCGCCTTCTTCTTGGGCGCGGGCCCGCTGGTCGATTTCGGCATCAACATGATCTATCACCTGTATGTTTTCGTTTACCGCATCCATGTTCCATCCGCATTTCGGGCAGGAACTCGGCCCGGTATCCCAGCCGATGACCATCGGGCCTTCGTGTGATACCTCGAGCTTTTGACGCGGCTGATAATGCGGCAGAAGTTTTTCGGCCGACCATTCGTCGTGCCGCATCTGCTTATCAGCCGCCATAATTTCGTCGCGGGTAGTCGCCGCCCGCAATTTGATTTCGCTTTCTTCCATTTTTATTTCGATGCCCATGACCCACGCGGCGCGGTATAGGTCATCAAAGGCTTCATCCTTCTGCCGGAAGCGAAGTACGGCCGACCGGTTCAGACCAATGTCGGCGCATGCCTGGAGTAGGGTGCCGCCGTTCGCCAGCGTATCGAGAATCGTCTGGCGTTTGTTTTCGTCTTCCGCCAGGACAGGGACGTTTCGCGCCAATGTTTGCACCTTGCAAAAAAAATGGACCGGCGCGGCGGCGGCGATCCTTAGTTTGTGCCAATCTTTCCAGGGAGAAGTTCCAATTGGCGGTGTCTAACGGAGAGAGGCGGGCCGTCAAAACCCACCCTCAACCCTCTTTACAGTATAATGATGGTTGGGGTCAAGAAAAAATACTATTCCGCCATCCGGTAATAATCCGCCAGACTTTCCAGCGCCAGCCGCAACGCCACCATGCCGTCACGATCCGGCCGGCCGGCACCCTCGACGCCGGTCCAGGAACCCGCCGTATGACCATGCCCCAGCACATGCACCAGCAGCGCACCGAGAGGCTTGCCGAC